ATGGACACTAGGAGAAGATTAAAACGAGCTCAAAGCGCAATCGAAGATGCAACGACGGTTTTGAAGCGTACCCGCTCTAAGGTAGAAAATGGCCGTTCAGATATTGATAGGGCTATAAGGGAACTTGATGACGCTGAATCAAACATACGCAAAGCTATACGGGAACTTCCGGACGGTATTTGATCGGGTAAAATACAAAAGCCCTTACGCGGGCTTATTTTTTTAATTAACACACTGAAATAAAATGATTTATTTCTGGTGACGTCCACGCATTGACCACATCGTAAAAAGCCCTGCCATGTGCGGGGCTTTACTTTATTAGTATTTCAATGACACAATTAATTTCAAGCACTTGTTTAATAAGGAAATTATTTTGAAACTTCTGAAAACTACGCTCCTGCTTTCCCTTGCCCTCATGTCCTTTACCTCTCAGGCGAATGACGTCTCCACTCTCAAAAGATCACTTAAACCGTGGCAGCCGATCGAGGTTTCGAAAAGCAGTGAAACGCTGACGGTGACGCTCAACGAGAACCAAATCACCCCTACCGTTTACGATGCAATTATCAGCGCGGGTGCCTGCATGGCTATCTGGACTAAGGATGTTCCTGCTAATTACCTTAAGACTGTCAAAGAGCTGCACATTTTAAACAAGCATAAAGCACAAGGTTATGTGATGGAAAACCCGCTCGATACCTGTAATGAAATGGGGAAAGAAACAGAAGTAAAAGCAAAAGGGATCATGCTTTCACATACGCGGCTTTTTAAGTAATCAGCATACAAAAAGCCCCGCATATGCGGGGCTTTCTTTTGGTCACTGCCAGTGCATTTGTTGCTGGCCTGATGATGTCGGGTGAGGTGCCGCTGGTACTACTACCCCCGGCGATACGATGAAACGCTCGACCGTCTCAGTGGTCACAAACGTCGCGCTGCAGTTGATGTTTGTGCACTGGTGATACCGCTCTTTGGTCGTGTCAGTAAAATAGCGACTTGTGCGGGCGTGAGCGGCAAAATGGCATTTTGGACAGTGAAACATGGCGAGCACCTCATTTAATTTCCGATGAGTTAATTTTACTCACTTTATCTTTATATAACAAACACTTAAAAACAAATCACTGCGTTAACTCTTCGCTTTCGTACTCCACGTCAGCAACCTTAACCTCAAGCTCTAAGCCCGTCGTGTAGCCGCTCCCGTTAAGGTTATGCACCACCCGGCTGATTATCCAGGCCTGCTCGTCTATGACGCGCTTAAACCCTTTCACCGCGATTGGCGTTTCAGAAAATAAATCTGCCCGGCCAATAGCCAGCGAGATTGAAAACTCCGCGACGCCACGCTGCAGCTTGTCCCACTTCGACTGAGCGGCGCGCATGGCCTGCGCCTTTGTTGCGTAGATGGTTGTAAGCTCCAGCACGTTGTCAGCCTCACCGGCCATGTACTCACCCTCGCGCGCTTCCTGCTCTTTTTTGGCTTTAGTCTTTGCCGGGGCTTTGGTCGCTTTGGGGTGCTGCAGCGCTCGGAGGTGCTTCTCTTTGGGCTTACGCTTGAGCTTAACCTTTTGCTTTTGCGGCTTCGGGTCTTTGGTGTGCAGCCATTTTGCCGTCACGCCGGTATAGGCTTCCCGGTCAGCAATGGCAAACTGATGACGATCGCCGTCCCCGCGTTCAAGGGTCATCTGCGGAATGGGCTTCCCGCTGGCCGTCTTACCGCTCCCCGCTTTCAGAAATAACAGCTTACCCGCTTTTACCGAAACCGCCGCACCGTTCCGGTCAGCCAGGCGGGACAGAAACACCGCGTCGGATTCCTGCGACTGGTCAATGTGAGGCACGGCGACGGCTTTCAGCGTGTCGGCCACGCTGGCCGTAAGCTTATTGCGTGCCGCAATCGTCTCAACAATTTGCCCGAGCGTGGTGTCATGCCATGACTGTTCTCGGCGCGAGTTCAGCGTCCCGCGAAAATCGGCGCTTCGCCCCCGGATGGTCAGCGTATCAGGTGCGCCCCTGTGCTCGATTTCGTCGACCGTGAACGTCCCTTTTTTTATCAGCGCGGATCCCTGCCAGCCTAACCACAGCGTCAACGTTGCGCCGCGCGGTGGCATTGCTATTTGGCCGTCAGTGTCATCGAGCTCGATATCGAGCTGGTCGGCCTCGAATCCGCGATTGTCGGTCATGGTCAGGCTGATAAGGCGGTCACTAAAATCCTGGGTGATATCGTCGTTATCGAGCTTGAGCATAAACGCCGGGGCTATCTTCGCCCCGGCCTGAATATCCATTCCCGTAATCATCCTGCCATCCCTCCCAGCCAGTTACCGGCAGACGTGACCAGATTGTCGGCCTGCGTTTTCAGGTCGCCATAAATGGCCGCCAGCGATTTATCGACCCGTTTAAGCGAAAGGCTAAACTCGATTTTTCTCGCCGCTCCGTCGCTGAATAGCTCGGTGTGCGTGTGCGTTACTTTGTCGATGACATACATGCCGTGGATCATGCCCGTTCCGTCAATCAGCGGCCACGCTCGCCCCTCGTCTGCCATCAGCTCGATGGCGGTCAGTGACAGACGTCCGCCAGTAATTTCGGGATAGAGAACACCCGACAGCGTGCGCGTGGTTTCCCCTTCCCCGAGATACTGGTAAGCCGGTGGCTTGCCGATACGGTCGTTTGACGCCCAGCGGTAATCCTTCGAATACTGCATGGACTGATAGGGCAGCGTGCGGCGCTCAAACACAAATAAACCTAAAACCATTAACATGCTTTATCCCCCTCAGTCATGACGCATACTTGAGCGCTGACGCGCACGGTTTTCACGGTCGAGTTTATCGACGGCCTCGCGGAGCTGTCGGTCGAGGTCGCTGCCCGGCGCGATGCCACCATTCAGGGTGATGTTATATTCTGGCTTGCTCTGGTCGACGTAAGTCTTACCCGTCGGCGCCGTTACCGGCTGATATACCTGATAGCCGCCATATGCTGAGGTTGCCGGAATATAAGACCCGTTTTGCGAGCCGGTGGCGGCACTGGCTTTTGCGGCCTTCTGGTCAAGGTCGCTTGATTCTTTATTGATAACCCCGAGCTTTTCCAGTAACCAGTTAACGCCGGTACGCAATGTATTAAAGCTTTTGAGCGGTAACATCAGCGCTTCGGCCAGCATCTTACCGAACATCACACCCGCATTTTTGCAGCTGTCGAGCGTCTCCTGCGTCGACTTAACCGGTGCGATCAGGTCTTTAAACCACTGCCACGCCGCTTTCAGTTTTTCACCCAGCCAGTCAAAAACCGGCTTTAACGGTTCGAATAATTCCATTACAGGGGCAAAAGCCTGCTTTATCCCCTCCATTACGCCTGAGAAAAATGCGCTTATTGGCTCCCAGTATTTGCGGATAAGCAGCGCACCGGCGATGATGGCAACGCCAATAGCCACAATCGGCCAGGTAAGCGCCCCGAGCACGGTCATAATGGCACCGCCCACCACAGAGAAAACCGTCCCGAGCAGTGATGCACCGGCAATCAAAATATTAATGCCGGTAATGACCGGCCAGGCGACCAGACCAATTGCCCCGAGGATGCCAATAATTGCCAGTGCGCCGCCCGCGATGATGCCGATGGTCTGCGCCAGCCCCTGATTTTTCTGGATCCAGCCGTCGAGCTTTAACACATATTTCGTGGCGGTTTTAGTGAGCTTACGCAGTGACCCCTCCTGCTGGTCAAACAGGTCAGTACCAATGGCCTCATAGGCTGACTGAAATTCTTTGAAGTCGCCGCCGAGGTTGTCCTGCATGATTTTAACCAGCTCAGCGGTTTTCCCGTCCGAGGCTTTAAACGCCGCCGTGAGCTGGTCGAGCTTACCGCTTGAGGCAGCGGTCATCAGTACCGCCGCCGCCGAGCTAGCTTCCTCACCAAAGATGGTTTTCATGTATTCGCCGCGCTGGCTTGTTCCGAGATTGTTTTTCTCAAAACTGCGCTGCATTTCTTTCAGAATGGCAAATATCGGGCGCGTGTTGCCCTTGCTGTCAGACGTTTTAACGCCGAGCTCTTTGATGGCCTCGTATGCCTTACCGGTCGGAGCCTGCAGGCGACTCAGGACGGCACGGCTGCCCGTTCCCGCCATCGAGCCGGTGATTTTGGCGTCATGTAGCGCGCCGACCATTGCGGCGGTCTGCTCGATACTGACCCCGGCATTTTTTGCCACCGGCGCAGCATACGTCAGCGCGTCGCTCAGCCCGTCAAAGTCAGCGGCCGTTTTGTTCATCGTCATCGACAGCACGTCGCCGATGTGTGCGATCTGGTCGTTTGACATCTGAAACGCGGATTTCATCCCCGTCAGCAGCGCGGCGTTTTCTTCCATCGAGCGACGGTTAGACAGCGCCATATTCAGCGTGACCGGCGTCGCCGCCTGAATCGCTGCGGCATCACCGCCGCTTTTCGCAATGATAATCTGCGCGCTCGCCGCATCGTCTGCAGACGCAGCGGTATTGTCCCCGAGCTGGCGCGCCTGTTTGCGCAGCGCCTCCATTTCGGGCGACTGTTTTTCGACCCCGAGCACGGCCTGCAGCTCAGAGTTTTTCTGTGCAAAGTCATAACCGGGTGTGAGTAATTTTACTCCGGCCATCGTTCCCGCCGTGGCGATACCGACGCCCGCCGCGCCTGCCGCTGCAGCGCCTCCGGCAAGGAATTTACCAGCCTGATAACGCTCTTTAATGCGACTCAGTCGCGCCTGCTGTTGACTGACCCGCGCCAGTGCCCCGCGCTGCCGGTTTAGCTGTGCGGTCGTCTCACTGATGCTGGTTTTCAGGCGGCGCTCATCCGCCGACAGAGTTCTGGTATTTATGCCAGCCTGCGCGAGCGCCGTGCGCTGGCGCTGCACCGACCGCCTGAGGCTGTTGTATTTGAGCTGCAGGTCAGCGGCGGATTTCTTTGCCGCCTCCATCGCCCGCGCCTGCGCTTTAGTGGGGTTTTCTGTGTTTTTAAACTGCACGGCCAGCGCGGCGGCTTCCTGTTTCGCCTTGTTAAGCGACTGGCCGGTCACGGCAAGCTGTGCGCTCGCTTTCCTGAATCCGTTAATTCGGGACGCCTGCGCATTCAGATCGCGCAGGCTGTTCTGAGAAGTGCGGATGTCGCCGGCAAGGGTCTTGCTGGCGTTCTGGATAGCTTTGAGCGGTCGGCTTGCCCGGTCCACTGCGTTCAGCAGTACCTCAATCCTGACATTATTGCTCATGGTGGTGTCCGCTTCGCTGCAGCGCCTTTTCGCGCCATGTGATGAGCTCGGTCACGCTCAGGGAATAAAGCTCTGATGGCGGCCAGTGAAATATCACCGCGATATCCGCCATCAGGTCATCGACCGAAAGGTTATCCGGGAAGGTCAGCGAGCCGAAGATGGCGACAAAAAACCGACCACCTTACCGGCGAACAAAATCAGGTCTGACGCTTCCAGACGCATGACCTCATGCTCGGTGAGCGCCGGGTACGTCATACGCGGCAGCACTTTAATCAGCGCGTCGACGTCAGAGTTTGCCAGCGACGCGAGACTCACACCGCGCAGAGTCCCGGCGTTGGGTTTGGTCACGGTCACCTGTTCGATTTTTTGCTCACCGCGCATTACGGGATTATCGAGGATCACAATGTTCGGGTTTTCGGTCTCGGTGGTGGCGGTTTCGTTGATGTTTTCCATGATGTTGCTCTCTTTGAATGTGAGTAAGTGACCGACCAGCCCGGCTGACCGGTTGAAGGGTTACAGGCCGATGGCCTTACGGTGTTCTGCCAGACGGTCGACGCCGTCGACTTTCATCACCATGTTGACGACGTCAATCTCGATGACCTCTTTGCCGTCAATCGTGAGCTGGTAGTAAGAGCACTCGGTCGCGATTTTGGTCGTGCCGCTTTCGCCCTGTTTGTTTTCGCCGCCGTCGAACTCCTTATGACGGCCACGCATGACCACCTCAACGGCAGAAATAGCACCGGTGTCATCGCGCTGGAATGAGCCGGTGAAGCGCAACGGCACGCTATCCGCCCCCGGTGACGCGTACTGCGCCCACAGTTCAACGTCAGGCAGGCCGCCCAGCGTCCACTCAAGCGACAGCGCGTCGTCGTCGAGACCGAGGTCAACCGACACCGAGCCCGGCATCCCGCCGCCGCGATATTTCTCAAGCTTACGGGTCAGCTTTGGCAGGGTGACGGATTCAACGACGCCCATATAGCTGAGTCCGTCGTTAAACATGTTCAGGTATTTCAGTTTGCGTGGTAACGCCATGCTCTGAGCTCCTTAGCTGTTGACCGAGTCTGACAGGTCTGCCAGATAGGTATCGGTGATGCGCTGGCGCAGGGTCAGGTTTTCCAGCGGCGGGACGGGGGTGTAGTCGTAATCGATATACAGCTTCCCGGCTTTCAGGGTTTCCACGCTGTTCGACTCCGGGTCGTACCAGCACGTGCCGTCAACGATATAGCCGTTGTTTTTCAGCTCGCGGAATTTAGCATTGATACCGGCGACAATGTCGCGGATAAGCGTTGCGGTAACGGGTTTATCAATCGCCCACGCGTGCGCCTCAGCCATAGTGTCGGCCAGCACCTGCGCCGTGCGGGTGTAGTTTTCAAACAGGAAAAGCGGGTCATCTGAGCAGGTACGGTTGCCCCAGAATTTAAAGCCGTCGTTACGGATGAGCGTTGTCACCCCGGCCTGATTCAGCAGGTTCGCGTCAGTGGCCTTCTCCTGCAAATCCCATGAGACCGAGGTGCTGACGCCGGTAACGCCATTCACGCCGACGTTGGACAGCGTTTTGTGCCAGCCGGTCTCCTGGTCGATTTTGGCACGCAGGCCGAGCGCGCGGGCGGTCGCCCATGCGGTCTGGGTTTCGTTTGTCGTGGTGTCCCATGCCAGAAAATCAGGGTGAATGACCATCAGCTCGCGCTGGCTGAAGTTTTCCCGATAGGCGATCGCTTCGGAAATGGTCTTGCAACCCCACGCGCTCACGTAGCCGAACGCGCGCAGGCTCTGGCAGGTCGACGCAAGCGCGGTCGCCACTTCCTGCGTATCCAGTCCCGGCACGCCGAGAATGCGCGGCTTAACGCCGGTGACGGTTTTCGCCGTTAACAGCGCTTTCAGCCCGGTGTATTTGCCGTTTTCGTCGGTCGTGCCGATGATGTTGGAAATGGTTTCTTTCTGCGCCGATTCCGGGTCTTCCGGGTCGTCGATTCCTTCGGGAACGCGCACCACCACAATGACCGGCTTGCACTGGTCGGCGATGGCCTGCAGGGATTTTGACAGCGTGCCTTTTTTACCGGCTTTACCGATAGCTGTTTGCACACTGGTAATCAGCACCGGCTCGTTAAGTGGAAACGTCTTTTCGTCAGCATCGCTGGCCGTGCAGACCATGCCGATGATGGCCGTCGAGACGGTGGAAATGGTGCGCGTGCCATCGTTAATCTCGATGACCTCGACGCCGTGATGATAGTCGCCCATCTGTTTAACTCCGTGGTTAAGGGGTGCGACTATTTTCTGTTGTGTGCTGTACGGGTGCGATGCAATGCCGTTGGTGGGGGAATGAAACAACAAACAAAAGCCCTCCGGGTGGAGGGCTCAGGTCAGACTGGTTTTTCAGGCCATTCTATTGATGGCGCAGCGCTGATATCGAGTCGGTTTAACATCACCCGGTAACGCTTCCAGCGGGTGAGCAATTCAGCCTCTTCCCCGGTGTCTATCCCGAGCTCGTAAGCATCCTGCAGCGGCGTGATTCTGGCGTTAGCCTCAGCCATCAGTGCAGTCCGGGTTTCTTCAGCCAGTGCAATGAGCGCATCAGCCGAGGGCTCCGGCGGGTCGACTAAAATGGGGTTTCCGGCCTCGTCAGCGGCAATCACTTTTCCCGTGGATTGCCCCTCACGCAGCGAAAAGTATGATTCTTCACTGATTTCCACGACATCAGCAGGAGTGGATTTATTCACCTCATCGCAATAAAAACCCAGCGTTGTTTTCGAAAAATAATAATTCATCTTTTATCTTCCTAATAACCAATTGCAAACCAGCATAACTGGCGATCTGTTGCGGCAGTATTTGACAGGGAATATTGTGATGCTGATTTAATAAATCCCGTCATTGAGTTTTCGCCAGCCGTTCGCTCGATGTTGTTTGATACCGTCAGCGATGCGCAACCAGTCGGAAACGAAACAGGGAAACTTAATGTTCGCGTGGTTGCCCCGCTAACGCTCTCAATCCCCCACTGAAATATCATTCCCGTGTTGGAATCTTTAAACCATCCGCGCGACCCTCTCGATGCGGTATTGACCTTTTGGAAAGTGCTGTTAGCCAGCGACTTGGTATAAAAACGGTTATCGAAATTCTCATAGCTACCCGGCTTAATCTGGCCTCTCGCCTCCACATGCCCGCCACGGGTATCGACAAAGACCGTGACGCCCTCACTGCCGGTGAGGGTGCAATAGAATCCGATACCGTTCCATGATTTCAGCAGCAGGTTATTACTGGAAAAGCCGACGGCATCCTCACCCTGATAAATCCCCGTTGCGTTCCTGATTTTCACGCCTTCAGAGAAAGTGACCTCTTTCTGGTAGGTGCCACCCTTTGACGCTGAAACGGCATCGACTTCATCAGCCGTGGGCGGGTTATTTGAATCGTAAAGCTTAATCCACCCCTGCCACTCGCCGTTCATTTTTGTGCGGTGGCGCAATGGCTCATCCGGGCGACCTGCACGCCAGCCAATCTGACGGCCGGTATTCTGGTCGTACTGGCAATGAATCAGCTCAGAAGCCTGATTCGCAACCGGGCCATGAATACCCTCGGCGCTCATTCTGAAAAAACCATTAAAATTGATATTATTAGCATCAGTCAGGCCGACGCCTGCCACCGCACCAACACCAAAATCACCCACCTTCAAGACCCGCCCGCCAGTGGTATCGGTGCTGGAGGTGGTCACATCTTTTGCGGCCGCCGTGCCCGCATCATCCAGATTCGAGGTTTTCAGGCTGATATCTTTGGTGCCGTCAAAATCCACACCTGCAATTTTTCGCGCGGTGGCGAGTTTCTTTGCGGCTTCCGCTGTGCCTTTGGCCGGTAACGCGCCGACATCATCGGCGGTTGGTTTATACCCTTCATGGTAGATAGCCTTATCGTCATACTTCAGCTCGCCCGTATGCTTCAGTTGCAGAAACTTATTCGACGCACCGTTAGCGATATACACATCCGAGTTACCCACCCCAAACGACACGCTGCCGATCGCGGTTTTAATTCCAAACCCGCCTGTCAGCCAGCCGCCCGCAAGCGGTAAACGGCTATTTGCATTATCGTTTGCCGCTTTAACCGCTTTTGGCGTCGCTGCGACGCTCTCAGACGCGCTGTCTACCGCGCTACTGAGTTGGACGATACCCTTTTGCGCCGTGGTGGCGTCCTGAGCCGTATATTTCCCTTTTGCAAGGTCATATGCCACCTTAACCGCTTTTGGCGTCGCTGCGACGCTCTCAGACACGCTGTCGGTCGCGCTGCTTAACTGCGTGAAACCCTTTGCTGTGAGCGTGGCGTCAGGATGACGGCGGGACTGCTCATGCTCCGCGAGCTTGTCGTCAACGTAGTCCTGCGTTGCCATCACCATTGAGGTATCAATCGTCAGCTCGACCGACTCGATGTCGCTTACCATGATGACCATACGCACGGTCTGCGCACGGCCAGACCCCTCTGCCAGCGCTGGCTTGTAGCTTTCGGCCATGTTACCGACCGCAATCAGCGTGCCGGTATCATCATAAAGCCCCATTTCACGCATCCAGAAACCGCCGGTCTCCGGCGGGATAAGCAGCTCCGCCACGACATAATTTTTGTTTTTATTGTCCTGGCTGATTTTGTTCAGCGCGTGACGCCAGACCTCTTTAACGAGCTTTGTCTGGTTCGGGTCAGGCACCGGCAGCGTGCCGCCACCGTCGCCGATGGCCATCGCCGTAAAATTCACTTTTTTCCCGTTCGGGACGGTCGCTGCGGCCAGCTTAATCGCACCGGCTTTGGTGATGACCGTTTTGTATTTCACTGTCATTGTTCTCTCACTTATCCGGGATAAACCGTGATGATGTCGCCGTCATAGGTCAGGGCTCCGGTGTAGAGGTAGCCGGGAATGTCCTGAATAATGGTTAGGCCGATAAGGTGGCGGCTGGCTGGTTTGGCATCCGCGATGAGCCGTTCCATTTCGTAATACATTTCTTCGGTGATGCCGGTCTCTAACACACCGATATCGAGGCGAAACGTGCCGGGCGGGTCGTTCGTTTCCCACCACTCAGACACGTTAATCAGGTAGCCGAGCGGCTCCACCACGCGACGCACCGCCCCAATCGTTCCTTTGTGCGCATGGATAAACCACGCCGCGCGGATCACATCCCGCTTTGTGGCCTCCGGCCAGTTCTCATCCCAGCGGTCAACGGAAAACGCCCACGCCAGCCACGGCAGCAGATTTGCCGGGCAGTTATCGGGGCTCCAGAGACGGCGCAGCGGAACGGGGGTATTTTCAATCTCAGCGCAGGCGCGCGCAGCCGCCACCTCAAGCGGCGACGAGCCCACCGGCAGCAGGCGGGTATCATTCATCGTTGCCCCCGATAGTCACGCTGTACTCGCTGCACCATGACGCCTGCGTGTCATCGAGCACGATGTCGGCCACCGGTTCGGCCAGCTCTACGCGCTGCACACCTTCGACGTGGAGCGCGGCATAAATCGCTGATTTGCGGATATCGCGCCCGAGCCGGTGCTGCGCGGTGATATACGCCTGCAGCTTTGCTTTTGCCGCACTGAGCACCGGCTCGCTTTCGGGACCGGGGTAAAGGTAAAGCGATGCGGTGATTTTATAGTCGACAATATTCGCCGACTGTACGGTCACGCGGTCGGCGACCGGCCTGACGTCCTCGCCGTTAAGCGCAGTGCGCACGATGGCGAGCAGTTCGTCAGAAGCTATCCCGTTATTTTCGCGGGACAGCACCGAGACCGTCACACACGCTGGCTCCGGGCTGATGACCGAAATATCCGCGACCCGCCCGTCAGCGCTGCGGCCATGAAACTGATATGCGCCGGTTGAGCCTGCGGTACTCAGCCCCTCAGGGGCTTGCTGGATGCGCAGACGGTAGTCGGTGTCCGACTCCCTCACGGCAGGCGTCGGCGGTAACGTCGTATCGTCTGCAGGGGTAATGACGAGACGCTCAACGCTGGAATTTGCGCCTAACTGGTCGAGGTCTGCGCCGGTGGCGTAGGCCAGCATGACCGCACGCGCGGCTTCGTTGACGCGCTGTCGCCAGATAACCTCCCGGTAGGCGTTTTCCTGCAACAGCTTAACAATCGGCTCTGATTCGAGCGTTAGCGTGCGCGCGACCGCCTCCTGTTGTTCCTCGGGATAAAGCGAGACGAGCGTCGCCTTTCGCTCGCTCAGGATGGTTTCATAGTCCAGTACCTCCACGACATCAGGCGCAGCGAGCTGGTTAAGGTCAACAATTGCCATAGCGTTTAACTCAGTGGAATGGTGAGTGAAAAAGGCTGGCCGCCGGTTGAGCGGGTGCCGGTGATGTCGACATACAGCCCGCCGCTGGTCTCCGACCGTTCAAAGGTGATGGTCGTGAGGCTGACGCGTGGCTCCCACTTCTGGATCGCGGAATAGCACGCGGCCATAATCTGCAGGCGCAGCGACGGGGTCTGCGGCTGGTCAATCATCTGCGACAGGAGCGAGCCGTATTCACGGCGCATGACGCGCGACCCAACCGGCGTGACCAGAATGTCGCGCACGCTTTGCCGGATATGCTCAACCTCAGAAATACTGAGGCCGGTCTGGCTGTTCATTCCCAGATAACGCACCGTCATTGCGTCCCCACCGTTCTGTCATCGCCACGCTTCACGCCACCGTGGTCGTGGTCATCCACCTGCACGCCGTTTGAGATAAATTTCCCGCCGGTGTGCTCAATGTTCCCGGTCATCTTCCCGCCTTTCTGCACTTCGAGCGTGCCGGTCGTCAGCTTGTTGGTGCAAACCACCTCCGGCGTATCGAGCGTGATGCGGCTCGACGCTTTCACCAGCACCACCGGCACGGTGGCCGTAATGGACTCAGACGCAGTGACGTCTGCGGTTTTGATGCCTGACACGGTGAGCGCACCGTTTTCGGGCTCGTACTCGATAACCGCCCCGTCAGGAAAGGAAACATGAAGCGCATCAGGGGAGGCAGACGGCGCGGGATGGTCATCCGAGAAAATGCCGGGCAGCACAAACGCCGTATCGAGCTCGCCGCCGACAGCAAGCAAAAGCACCTGCTCGCCAATGGACGGAGCCCACCATACGCGCGAGCGACCGGCGCGACAGGTCAGCCAGTTCAGCCAGGTGGTTTCCATGCCGCCGGTCTGGACACGACAAAGCCCCTCGTCATGGTCGACGTCGGTCACGATGCCGGTGCGGATAAGGTTGCGGATCGCGCGTGCGATTTCCTGCAGAGAATTTAGATTATTCATGGGGAAAGGATGCCGCGGGGCAAGGCCAGGGGCAATCAAACGAGGTTTTGTGAGGGATAGAACAACATTCCTTACAGCCAGGCAGAATCATTGCTAGTATAAAAACATCTCAGCCAATATTTATAAGCTCATAGAAACTATGTAAAAGCTTATCTACTTGAGCAAATTATTTTTCGAAACAATATGATTTTTAGAATTTAAATTCAATCGACTTTGGCACCATAAAAACCATCACGAATGATGATTTTTATGGTTATATAGCCATCTCACTGTAAAATGACATTTAAAAAGAAGCCAACAAAAAATTATTAGGCAACCTTCTTATACCAATCATTTATTTCCTGAGCCAAAGATGTGGGTTGATTAGCTGTTAACGTCATGACTCCCTTTGTTTTTAAAGATGATATATAATCACCAACGAGATCATCGATTTTTTTTGAATCACGCTTATTGCCAGCAGGCAATAACAGAAAACTATTCACATTCGAGAATTCATTTCCGCCTATTATTAAGTCAACATCTCTAAATGAACGTAGCAATTCATTTTCTACAGAGTCGCTTGTACCATAATCAGCGGAAACAATAGTTCCTGCATTGTTTTTATATTGAACAGGTACTTTAACAGCTATACCAGATTTAGTTTCAATCATTGGATCATCTGGCATAAGATCGCTTAACCCGTCTATCTCGGACAATGCATCTTTTACCAAAGAAATTACCCTACGGGTTGGAGTGTAAGATTCCCGGGCTGAATCATTGACACGTCGCCCCATGATGACTGCGTCTCTATACAATAAGTTTAATACATTCTCAATGACATCACCTTGCGCAAATCCCATTGACTGATAGTGAATGCCATTTTCAAAAAAATAATCACTCACAATATTACCAGAATTACTAGGGAATTGACTTTTAAAAGTATATGTTGCAACTTTTCTTATTATATTTAATTGTTTTGATAAATCCTGCCCATACCAAGAAGATAGCATCTTGGCAGAATTGCAAAGCTTAACTTCACGCTCCCCCTTATCCGACTGAAAAGCAACCCCGATATTAAAACGTTCCATGCTATAATCGTCAGGGCTCCACTGGATTAGAAACCAAAGACCTTTAACTGGATGCAGTTTTGGCTTTGAATCTGCCAATAATTCCTGAATATTAATCATGCAATCATCCTTAATCCGGATTGATCTTTATAGGGCAAAGTTCGTTTTTTATTAGCCCTGACATTAAGAAATCCCTTGATTCGTTCTTTTCGTGAAGTGTCGAGTAGATAACACCACCAACCCTCTAATTCATTCAAGGCCACGTTTAATGCAACTGAATGAGCGCTTGCCTCACTTTCTATGAAAGCATTATCTGGCATTGAGTAAACTTTTCCACCGGGTTTTATTTTCTCGAAAATCAAAACCAACTTATTTACGTAAGCCTTATCATCCAATAAATCGGCGCAATCCCATAACATTTTTTTAGGAATGTTACTATGATCAATGATCACTATATTCCCAGGGGAAATGATAAAATTACCTAAATTTCTATCTTCATTAGCTAACCACTCATCAAAGGCGAGAAGCTTAGCTGTTAAGGGCCATTTACTTAGGGCATCCATAAAAATAGAACAAGCAAACTCGGAATTACTAGGATTAAGTTTCACTATTGTATTTGGCGTTTGCCCTGGAGACTCCATCATAGCAAAACCATATTCGTAACAATCCTCTCCTTTACGAGATTTAAATTCATTTAAGATTTCATTTGGCAGCTTAATAAAAGCACATTTATCAGGCACGGCCAGCCCTAAATATTTAGCCAAAATATAACCTGTTATTTCGTTACATATCCCTATCTTTTCATTTTTACTGAAGCATTTCAGATAACTACGGCTGTCCTGCCCCTGCCCCCAATCAATGTTGCAGCGGAAAGTTTCGGCCATTGCACCATCATCGGCTCTTATGAGATGAACACTCGTAAAATCGGATTCTGTTTTCAATTCTACATACATAGTTTGGCCCGCGAAATTTAACTTTTCTCAGATTATTTTTCATTCTAACTAATTGAGCAAGAAAAATGTATGAAGCCTAGCTAAAAAACACATAACCAATTGATTTAAAACGAATGGGTGAAAAAACATACAATAGCCACTACATATCAAATAGACAATACTTTAAGGAGAAACCTTTCGTAATGACTTTTACCTAGCAAAGCCCTAAAGAACACAGCCATCACTAACGTCTCAAAGATGTTGCAAAAGATTCATCAGAAAGGTTATGACTCACAGAGGTATAATTACTGACATGTGTCAAAAAATTTTCAATATCTAATCACTGGAGCTGTTTAACTAACACAGATTCAATAAGTTTCATATTCTCAAAGCCAAATCCTAGCAACTGTCGCACCGGGTATACTACGTCTTGACTATGAGGGTTTGGCCTATCTTTTAGCCCGTACTGGTGAATTTGTGCAATACGCTGCACCTCGCCGGTGAATTCCACCACTGCACTGTTTTCACGGCCAGTGGCCTTCATGTAGCGGCTTGTGCGTAGCTTCTGGAACATCGCCCGTTTAATCCGCCCGGTTTTAGCCCTGAGCGGCTGGCGCTTTCGCGCCTGATATGGCGAGCCGTCCGGGGCTTTTTGCAGCTTGATACGTTGCTGCTGCGACTTGCGCAGCTCCTTTGCAATCTCCCCGGCCAGCTTGCGGCGCGCAGCGGGTGACAGGGCAGCAATCAGGCCATTGAGCCGGTCGTCAAAGGGCTTAAATTCACTCATCCCATTTGCTCACCAGTTCGCCATTGATATAGAGCTCTTTTGGTCGGGTGACGGGCTCGGGCAGCGGCGGCTCAGGGGCATAGCTTACGTGCAGCGCGCCGTTTTCCTCTTTGATGAGGGTGCGCTCGGTGAGCTGCAGGCTGATGCTGATATCGACGCTGTCCCCGTCGTTCAAATCCATCTGGAAACGGTAGCCCTTTTTGCGGCCGTCATCGAGCGTGCAGATATCCGGCTGGTTTTCCCTGAGCCATGCGGCCACCGGCACGAAAATCAAATCAGGGTCGCCCACAAAGTCACACACGATAACATTCAGGGTATAAATTTTCTCATGTGAGAGCGAGGCCGCGAGCCGCGCATCGATATTCCCCTCATCGGCAAAGATGCGCATCATTTCAGGGTTTTTTTCAAGCTGCGGGACGGCTTTAATCAGCGCTTCGCGCAGGCTGCGTGCTTTCTTCATCGAGTTTATCCTGACAGTCTTTGACGGTTTCAATCTGCAGCGCGCAGGCGGCGAGCGCATGCTCAAGCCTGCGAATATCGGCGCTCAGATCGCCATTAGTGGCCGGGTCGCTTCCCGGCATCGGGCAATAGCTCACTTTCGGGCAGGCGCTGTAAACAATGACCGGCGGAGGCGCAGGCTGCGCGGGTGTGCAGCCTGCGCACAACATCAGGCAGTTCAGCGCTATACCAGCGGCGTAAGGTTTCATTCTCATTTATCAGCCTCGTAATGGTTTCTTCTCGCCGCACGGCCATCGCACCGGCGGCCAGCAGTTCGCCGCGTAAACTGACCTGCGCGGTTTCATTTCGCCTGGCAATTCCCTGCGAAACGGAAAGCTGATTTTTCAGCATTACGATCGCGTTTTTTTGTTCCGTGGCTACCCTGTTCGCCCGTTCAAACGAGCGCGTCAGGTTGCCGTTTTCATGACGCTGCCAGAGCACAACCGCAATAAGCGCGGCCAGTAAAAACAACATCACTTTCATTGAATCCCCCTCAGGCAGTAAGCACGCTCGCTCGCGCGGCGGTTTTCCAGCCCCTTGTTAATTTCGCCATTCACGTAAACCCAGCGGGTGAGCTGTTCGCACGCCTGCGGCCATTGCTGACGCTTAATAAACGAGACCAGCGTCGACCGGCAGGCCGCGCCGGTTCCCACGTTGAATGAGAAGCTGACCAGCGCGTCGTAAACGTGCTGCGGCATTTTCACCGGCGCGCACACGGCCAGACGTTTCTCGACGTTCAGCACATCCGCGACGAGGTTCGCCGCCGCCTGCCGCTCGGTGATTTCCCCCTTTGGCACGACGCCTGCAGTGTGGCCGATGCCTGACGTCCACACTCCCGCGCTGCACTGGTAAGGCGTCAGGCGACAACCTTCGAGGTCGGCAATCAGCGCCAGCCCCCCGGGCGAGGTGTTAAGCAGACGAAAGTCAGGCACCAGTGCTGCCAGCGCCAGCACGGCGGCCACACTGCATTTTTTAACGATTGATTTCACGAATAGCCCCTTTATCGAGTCCGAGCGATGTCAGATAGAGGTACGTCTTGCGTTTAAACCAGTAGTTCGTCAGCGCGGTAAAGATGGCGCATCCGCCGCCCACGTAAAGCGCCATCTTTTCGGGCGACATTGCCCCGACATACGCCAGCCCCACGGCCAGCCAGTAGGCGATAAACGTGGTGATTTTTTCCATACTCAGTCCCATAGATTCACCGTTTCGGTTCTGGCCGCGCTGTCGGTCTCGGGCAGCTCAACTGCCGTGCCGTGCGGCAGGATCACGCCGAGCTCAGACAGGCCGGGATTAGCCTCCAGGACGGTTTCGACCACGCCCTCGGTGCGCCCGTAATACCGGGCGCAAATCGCGTCGAGGGTGTCGCCCTGCAGCGCATACGCTTTCATCAGATTTGCCCCACAATGCAGCGCGCTTTGTCCTGGATGCGCGCCACAGACCAGCGCATATCCCGCCACATTTCATCGATAGTGCTGTCGATGCTGTCGGCTTTTTTGTCGCCTTTGGCGGTCGCATCCACGCCGCGAAAACGCTCATAAAGCGTGGCCGTCGTCATCGAACACACGGCGTTGAAGTAGTGGAAAATGCGCACGCTCTCGCCGTCGAGCTTGTCGGTCGGGACATCCGCCAGCGTGGCGTAACCGGCATCGAGCTGAATTTCGCGCCAGTCGCTCAGCTCCGCGTTAGTCTCCGCGATCGCGGTCTTAATCGCCCGGCGCAGGCGAACGGGGGAAACGGTCTGCTCCAGTCGCATTTCTTCCCGCACGCGCTTCGGATCAACGTCAGGAAAAAACGGGGTGTTTTTGATTACCGGCTCGCTCACGCCCGGTGGCGGTATCACCACGCCCGGCACATCCTGCGGCTCTTTTTTTGGCTCAATAATCAGCGTCGTCATGACAACCTCGGGTAATGGGTGGGCGGTGGACGCCGGTCGCAGTCAGGGCAATAAATACCCGCATAGACCGGCGTGCCGCCCGGCTCGGGGAGCGCTCGGTTAACCAGCAGCTTTTGCCGCCTTTGGTGGACGCCCGCGCCGCGCCGCCGGTTTTTCGGCGACTTTGCGCGTGCGCGGTTGAGTCGTTTTGGTTTTCGGTGCCGGTTCGGGTTTTGGCCTGAGCTGGCGCTCTAACTGCTCGATATCCTTTTTCACCCCGATAGTGCTTTCTAACTGGATCGCACGCTGCAGGTGCGCCAGCGCGTCCGGCAGTTGCTCCGTATCACGCAGCACGTAGCCGGTGATTTTGTGAAGCTTCGCGCGCACGATATCGGGCATATCCGCACGCTCAGTCAGCGCGATAGTGTCGAGCAGGTTCGCCAGATTGACCGGCTGTTTTGCCGTGAGCAGGCGCTGCGCGGCCAGTGCCACTTCTTCGGCCAGCAGGCACGGCGTCGGACGGCGACCGACCGGCATGGTGAGGCCGTAGGTCATGGCGTAACGGGCGATTTCCAGCGCCCCGGCGATATCGTCAGCATCGAGACGCCAGAGCATCACCGTCATGACGATGTCATCCTGCGCGCCTTTGCCGTTTTCGAGTACGCCAGCGACCCACGGCAGATAGAACGGCAGCAGCTCGCGCTTTTTCGCGGCTTTGCGCTCTTTGGAGCTGATTTGTTTTAGCGTGCGGTTGTCTGCGGCCAGCTTAACGAGCATCTGCTCATAGGCAGTTGCATTGCGCAGCGGGACAGCAGCCCGCCGCGCTGTTTCAGAGGCCGAGACCCGCATCATGTGACGCGCTGCGGGACTCGTCATGGCTTACTCCCCGCTTTCCGGCGCTACAGGTGCAGTGAAGTCACCGAGCTTGATGTTTTCAATCAGGCAACCGGCGGCGTAAGCCTCGACCACATAGTCAACATTCATTGACTCGTAGTTTTCGATGCGGTCTTTCTTCGGGTTCTCGATGATGCTGCGGCGGTGCGCGTCATCCATGAAGTAGACAGACAGGTTATCGAGACGCGTCACCATCAGCGCATTGGCCGGGAAGTAAGGCACGCGCACGGCTGGCAGGTTGCCGATACGTTTCTGGCTGATGATGATGTCAGCGGCCAGCGACTCGGTGTTTTCCTGCTCTTTGTTGACGATAGGGAAATACTTATCCGCCATCAGCTTACGGCCAGTGATGACAACCAGCTCCGGGTCATCCTGATAAATCTCGTCAATCAGGTTGCCGGTGGCATCCATGACCAGCGCGTCGAGGTTCGCATAGTCGCCGTTCTTACCCACGCGGATCACGTCGGAAATCACCGCACCTTCTTCGTCGGTGATTTTGGACATCACGCGCGCTGGCGCTTCTTTGCGGTATTTCTGCAGCCAGCCGATCGCCACGTCCTGCAGCAGTGGATATTTTTTACGGTCGGACGTCGCCGCGCGCTCGATGCCGTTGAAACCGGCCATGATGAAATCCAGCGACTGGCGCTTGATGATGGCGTCACGGATACGGGTCTGGAAGTCCTGGAATCGCGCCCACAGGTCGAGCTGTTTATAGCGGATATGGAAATCGAAGTTAATCTGGTCACACTCGTATTTGAATGACTCCAGCGCGGTGAAATCAGCGGTCTTACGCTCATCATCACCGGCGGTGTCGGCAGTGCTCGCAATCGTACCGTTAACGCCAACCCCGACTTTTTCGCCTTTCAGCTCGTCGACCGGCACGATGTTGATTTTGGTCAGAAACGCGGATGACATCTGCAGGGTCGTCATCAGGGTTTGCGTGACCGACGGCTCGACGGTGAATTTCTTATCCACGTCGTCGGTGGAAATACCGTTCAGCTCCGCGACGCGGGACAGGTAGGCATTAAATTTGAAGCGGGTATCTTTACGCATGGTTTTTCCTGTTCGGGTAAAAGGGTTCTGGCCGGGCAGCACGCCCGGCGTGTTATCAGCAGTTGGTCAGCAGCTCGTCGCCCGTACCGCCTTTTGAAAGCTCGCGGCGCGGCTGGCGCTGGCTTTCGGTGTTATCGAGGGAACTTTTGAGGTCGTTAAACGCCTGCGCGCTTTCTTCGGCCTTGCTGGTCACGTCCTGCTTAAGTTGCGCCAGTTCGGTCTCCAGCTCGGTGACGCGCTGGTCGGTGGCGCTGAGATTGGTTTGCACCTGCTCGGTGACGGTGGTCACCGCCTCATGCACATCAGCGAAACGGGCGTCATCGCTGGCCTGCTTGCGGCTGAAAATGGCCTTAACCTTATCGGTCAGGCTGTTGAGCATGGTGTCGGGGACGTCTTCAAATTCCAGCACAGCCAGTGAGGCCACAGAGAAAACGTCGTCCGGCTGGTCTTTTTTACCGGCGAGCGGGTTCTGCGTGGCGCGGCTGCAGAATTCGAGGTATTCGGTGCCGAGACTTGCCGGGTCATCGGTGACGGCAAGGCCAACGAGATAACATTTACCGCTGTTGGCAAAGTTCGGGCGGATCTCCATGGAGGTGTAAACCTTCTGCCCGGCCTTAACCATGCTGACCAGTTCGTCAAGCGGGGCGATTTTGCCAAACAGCGCCTTTTTGCCGTCCAGCGCAGAGCCATCGCTGATAATCTCCGCTTTAAGCGCGGTCACATCGCCGTAGCGTTTAAACAGGCTGTCAGGCAACAACCCCCGGATATGTTCGAGGTTAATGCGGCAGCCGTAGACGCGAGGGTCGAACGTGTCGGCCATATCCTGAAGATCGTCGCCACTGAGGACGCGACCGTCGCAGGTGTCACCCTCGACGCCGATACGAAACCATTTAGAAACTTTCTTTGCCATTGTTCAGGTGTCCTGATGTTGGGTTTTCGGGTCGGGTTTAGTTTCCCGACTCTGACCCGTATCAGCCACCGCTTGCGCTCCTGTTAGATCTGATACAACAGGCACTTAGCGCGAATAACACCCAATTTCCTTAGCCTTGCCACGTAACACCAAAAAACGAGGCAAGCATGACCATTTCAACTGACTTTTCACTGCTCAATGACCCGCGACGACAGGCGCGGCTGTTGTACTGGCAGGGGTTCGCCGTGCCGCAAATCTGCGACATGCTGCAGCTCAAGCGCCCGACCGTGCAGAGCTGGAAACAGCGCGATGGATGGGAGGAAACCGCCCCGATTAACCGCGTGGAATCGACGTTAGAGGCGCGGCTTATTCAGCTCTATGCAAAGCCAGACCTGACCGCGCATGACTTCAAAGTCGCTGATTTTCTGTCTCGCCAGATGGAGCGGCTCGCGCGCGTTAACCGCTACGGCCAGACCGGAAACGAGGTGGATTTAAACCCCAATATCGCCAGCCGTAACAAAGGGGATCGCAAAAAGCCGAAACGCAATTTCTTCAGTGATGAAGCGATAGAAAAACTGGAGGAGATTTTCTTCGACCAGTCGTTTGAGTATCAGCTCCGCTGGCATAAAGCGGGGTTAGAGCACCGCATCCGCCACATCCTGAAATCGCGACAGATTGGCGCGACGTTCTACTTTGCGCGCGAGTCCCTCCTGCGCGCGCTTAAGACCGGGCAAAACCAGATATTTTTATCGGCCAGTAAAACGCAGGCTTACGTGTTCCGTAAGTACATCATCGCCTTTGCCCGTCTGGTTGACGTCGACCTGTCAGGCGACCCGATCGTCATCGGCAACAATGGAGCTGAGCTCATTTTTCTCGGGACCAATTCCAACACCGCGCAGAGCCACAACGGCGACCTGTACGTTGACGAAATTTTCTGGATCCCCAATTTCCAGAAGCTGCGCAAAGTCGCCTCGGGCATGGCCTCGCAGTCTCACCTGCGCACAACCTATTTTTCGACGCCGTCGACGCTGGCGCATGGCGCTTACCCGTTCTGGTCAGGCGAGCTGTTTAACCGTGGCCGCAGTAACCGCGACGAACGTGTCGACATCGACATCAGTCATCAGGCGCTCGCCGGTGGCGTGCTGTGCGGGGACGGCCAGTGGCGGCAGATTGTCACCATTGAGGACGCGCTCGCCGGTGGCTGCACCCTGTTTAACCTCGATCAGCTTAAGCAGGAAAACAGCGCGGATGACTTCCGTAACCTGTTTATGTGCGAGTTCGTCGACGATAAGGCGTCGGTATTCCCGTTCGAGGAGCTGCAGCGCTGCATGGTCGATGCGATGGAAGAATGGGAGGACTTCGAGCCGTTCGCCGACCGTCCGTTTAACTGGCGTCCTGTCTGGATTGGCTACGACCCGTCACACAACGGCGACAGCGCCGGGTGCGCGGTACTGGCTCCGCCGCTGGTTGCCGGTGGCAAGTTCCGCATCCTTGAGCGTCACCAGTGGAAAGGCATGGACTTTGCCGCACAGGCCGAGGCCATCCGGGCGCTGACCGAGAAATACACCGTCGACTATATCGGCATCGATGCGACCGGCATCGGCCAGGGTGTTTACCAGCTCGTACGCTCATTCTTCCCGGCGGCGCGCGCTATCCGCTACACGCCGGAAATGAAAACCGCAATGGTGCTGAAAGCGAAAGACACCATCAGGCGCGGGTGTCTGGAATATGACGCTGGTGCGACAGACATCACTCAGTCATTTATGGCTATCCGCAAAACCATGACCAGCAGTGGTCGTAGCGCCACCTATGAAGCCAGCCGCAGCGAGGAAGCCAGCCACGCGGATATCGCGTGGGCAACCATGCACGCCCTGCTAAACGAGCCGCTCTCCGCCGGTAGCGGTATGCAATCAGCCTCCATTCTGGATATTAACTAAGATGAAAAAACGCCAAAAGAAACAGCCCAAACAGACCAGCATGACCGCCAGCGCGCCGCAGAAAATGGAGGCGTTCACCTTTGGTGAGCCGTCACCCGTTCTGGATCGCCGCGACATCCTCGACTATGTCGAGTGCATCAATAACGGCAAATGGTACGAGCCGCCGGTCAACTTCTCGGGACTGGCAAAAAGCCTGCGCGCCGCCGTACACCACAGCTCACCGATTTACGTCAAGCGCAACATTCTGACCAGCACTTTTATCCCGCACCCGTTGCTGTCCCGTCAGGACTTTAGCCGCCTCGTGCTCGATTATCTGGTGTTTGCCAACGGCTATCTCGAAAAGCGCATGAGCGTGACCGGCCAGCTCTTTAAACTGGAAACCTCTCCGGCCAAATACACCCGCCGTGGTGTCGAGGATGGCGTTTACTGGTACGTGTCGGACTATACGAACCCGCACCAGTTCGCTCCCGGGTCGGTGTTTCATCTGCTTGAGCCCGATATCAATCAGGAGCTCTACGGGATGCCGGAATACCTGAGTGCGCTCAATTCCGCCTGGCTGAATGAGTCCGCCACGCTGTTTCGTCGAAAGTATTACCAGAACGGCGCGCACGCGGGTTACATCATGTACGTGACCGACGCGGCGCAAAGCAGCACCGACGTTGAGGCGCTGCGCTCCGCGATGCGCGACTCGAAAGGACTCGGGAATTTTAAAAACCTGTTTTTCTACGCCCCGAACGGGAAACCGGATGGCATTAAGATCGTGCCGCTGAGTGAAGTCGCCACGAAGGATGATTTTTTTAACATCAAGAAGGTGAGCGCCGCTGACCTGCTCGATGCGCACCGCGTGCCGTTCCAGCTCATGGGCGGCAAGCCTGAAAATATCGGCTCAATGGGGGATATTGAGAAGGTGGCGCGGGTATTTGTGCGTAACGAGCTAACGCCGCTGCAGGAGCGTTTCAAAGAGATTAATGATTGGGTCGGAAAAGAGGTGATAAAATTCACAAAATATGATTTAGATTCATGATGAAAAAGCCATCACTGATGGCTTTTTCTTTAGAAAAATCAGAACCCATAGAAATGAAAACGCAATAGATTCATTATATTTTCCGCATCACTAACTTCTGAGGATGGAGCAGATATGTTATTTGCATGTCGTGCTCCTTTATGAGCCACAGATCCTCTCCTTTTACCATAACTTTCTAAGTTAGTAAGCAGTATTGGATCGATCGAACTTTCAGCATAACCACAAAATGATGCAAGCGGGATAAAAGAACCTTTTTTTATCCCATTATTTTTCTTTACTTTATCTTCTGCGGTTAAAATTATGCTTAAAACAACCTGCTTAAACTCGGCTTCATCATAAGGATTCGTTATAGAGAGAGGTTCACCAACCAAACAGGCTATAGCTAGTATATTTTTATAATAGCTAGTATTAAAGCCATTGGCTGCGACATCACTTTTAATCTCACTTAATTTCTCACTTGCTTTTGCCTCGATATACTCTTCAATCTCAGCATGTACTAATAGCCTGTAAGCAGCAATATTCAGAGCATCGAAATTGTAGCCAATGGGATCATTGGCTTCATTTCGTAATTGTCGACTCATATACTTACTTTTTAATCGATCGACTCTCTTCTTCATTTCTTTAAAAAGAATACTCGCTTTAGGCATTTACAAGATCCTTCTTGTATTTCCATCGTAATTCATACCTAGAACATTAGCCAACTTCTGACCCCACATGTCGATTCGAGTATGTGTTGCTGATGTTGTTTTAGGTGTCTTTTCGACGGAGTCTCGGTACTCTTGGTCCATGCAAAGCTCTTGAAAAGCTTGCTCAACAGCGGCGCTATTTTGAAGAGCTTTCGTTGAAACATTGGGATCGCTGAAGAAACGAGCAATACAATCAAATATGGCTCTATTGATAACTCTTTCATATCGCGTGCCAAGCCATTTTTTAAATGAGTTCTCAGCAAATATTTGAATTGTAGTATCTAAAGCAAGATTTAAGGATCCTAAAGCATCAACTACTTCTTGCTGATAGTTACTCCAGTTTTTTTCATAATACTCTACAATCTCATCGAGGAACTCTTTAAAGTTGCCACGATATTCTTCGACTCGTTTATTATAGGCAATAAATCGTAATACTAGTTCAGAGTCACGCATTCTTTTATCAAGAGACTGACCAAAAAGAACATGGAATTGATTGCTTTGAGTTAAATAAGTTTCAATTTCATCGAGTAACTTCCCTCCAATAAGAGCCTTACGCAACTCTTGAGGTGAAAGAGGAAGACTCCCACTATTAAGCCTATAAAATATAGCATAAAGAAAATTCTCATCTTTCCAACTACGTATAACTGTAGAACGTAATGTGCTATTATCAAGATATTCACGATCTTCACTAGGTAGTTCGCTATATTTTTGCCCGTTAAGCTCTGGTCTAATATCTAATCCTTTGAGTTTAAAATCATCAGCTAAAAACTCATTTATTGCCATAAGCCTTTGCTTACCATCAATTACAATAAATCGTCCTCTATGATCTTTCTGCTCGGCTAATACAATATTTGGTACTGGCATACCAACAACAATAGACTCTATCAATCTACTTTTACGCTTATCATCCCAAGCACCACGCCTTTGAAAGCTTGGCTGTAGATCGATATTCCCTTTTTTTATCTGATTATCAATAGTTTCAATTGTCCAGTCAGCATTCATTACTACTGATTCTTTAAATGAAATCGTATTATTTAAATCATCTTCATCTTCCTGCTGATTGTCTGGAATTTGCAATTCATAATGATCAATATTAGACATAATTTACCTCTATTAAATTCTTTCGCTCTGAAATCGAATATCTAATTGCAAGCTAATTAACACATTGATTATCAGAAGGTTTCATTTTCATTAGTATCATGCACAATTAACTCTAAAACTTCAACATGAGGAGGAAAAGTGTTTGTTACCAGAGGCGCGCAGTGCTATCCCCGCCTCGCCTGCCCGCTAAACGGGTCGCTTTTAATGCAGGTGCATCATGAGTCCCGAGCCGCGCCTGCGCTGGCGCTGGCTCGCAAACGCTGGAATCAAAAATGAATGCAAACTCATGCACCTGATGCGTGCACCACTAGAAAAGTGAAAAATTTGGGTCAAATTCCTCGCTTTTTGCCTCTACTTTTTTTATTGAGGCCAGAAAATTCATACCATCATTTAGCGATACCGGTCGCTCGTACTCAATCATAAAAACACCATCAAAAGTGCGCCCCAGCCAGTATCCGCCGCCGCACTCTTTTGGCCGCTGAAAGAAAACCCACCCACCGGGACGGTAATGCTCTAAGGTCTCACCCCGATAAACCACCTGAAAATCCAAGTCATGACCCGCCATAGCCCCTCCGCATAAATACTGTATATACATACAGCATTTATAGCAGATATGCAGGCGAAATGCTAACGCCTCGCCGAGCTCGTTGTTCAACACCACCGGCACTGAAAGTGAGTTTCAGCACCGGTGCTGTTCTTACGGTCGCCGTGGTGGCCGGCATGGTTACCGATGTGATCGCATATGATTTCGGATTACTGATGTAGCTATATCGGCGATGGTTGTTTCTCACTACTCTCCTCTTGCATTGAAAATCTCGTCCACCCATCAGCAGCCCCGTATTTGAATTTTTTATCGCCATAAATTACCGTTGCCCCACGCGCCAGCGCGTCGAGTTCCCACCGTTCCGGGGTAATGCCCTCCTGAGCTAAATCTAAACGAATTTTTGCGACGCGATCCCTTTCGGGCTTTGTCATCCTGGCTGATGGCGCTTGCTCGTTGGTTTTGAGCGGCGCATTGCTTCTTTGCTGCCGATGTTTGCGCGGTGCGCCAGCTTTTAACGCCCCGTTAAGCACTTTCACAACGTCCGGCTCATTCCAGCCGATAACTCCACGGTCAATCAGATTTAACACCGCTGCGGCTTGCTCAGACGGTGTGGGGGTCATAACAGGATCGTCACCGCCGGTGAGCTTTCCACAGTTATTGACAGGACTCCGAGGCGCGGCAGAGCCGCTTTTTAAGGTCAAAGGCTCAACGGCCAAAACCTTTGGAACAATGCGCCATTCGGCTGTACGGGTTACATGGACACGGTGAGCCCCGAGGTGAGGGGCATAAATCCCGATAACTCTCTCGATATCCTCCTCGTATTCGTTGACCTCATCCGTCAGCTTTCGGGCGACCCTGACGGCCTGAGCATCACGCGGCATATTTGCCCCGCCCTGCGCGATGATATACAGGTCAAAATCGCCCTTATCTGCAGCCGCTCGCGCAGCCTCGACACGGTCGTCAAACTCGCTGGCGATACTCACGCCGCGCGGCAGCTTGCGCAGTTCGCGGTAAGCGCCCATTGTCGGAAGGCCAATCGGTTTAAACTGAGGGATGCGCCATGTAGACGCCCATGCGGTAACGGCTGCGGCCGTGTCTTTCAGCGGCTTGCCGGTGTCGTGGTCGAGCTGGCCATCGAGCGCGTAGCCGTCGATATTTTTGGCAATGTATTTAGCGATGTAACCCGCCGCACCGCCCTGATTAAGATGACGGGACTCAAAGCGCTGTTTTGCCGCGCCCTTTTCGTGCCCGTCCTCTTTAAGGGCATAACGACGCATAATTTCGTTAATGGCTTTACGTTGACCGGGTTTGCAAAAAAGCATCATGTGCCAGTGTGGCGTGCCGTCGTGGTGCGGCTCGACAACACGCATCCCGTAAACTTCTAAATCGTTATCTTTGAACGCAGTGCGCATGAGGCTCCAGATTCGGCAAAGATAGCGCTGGCCGTCTTTGGGCGTGAATGCGGTTTCGTTCCAGCCGTGATTGAGCTGTACCGTTTTGCTTTCACCTTTGCCGACCTGACGAGTCGGGTGATACTTCGACGGCGTGGTCAGCGTGATAAACATTCCCACATCACCAACGCTGGCCGCGTAACGTTCAATCCCGGCGATGGTATTCATCAGCTCCATACGACGTATTTCAGGGTTTGAGATACTCCCCATGACCTTACTGATGAGGTCGATACGTTCGCCGGTGACTTTGTTTTCCAGCTCGCATGATTTGAGGTATTCAAGATTAGCCAGGCGGCGCGCGTGAACATCGCGGATCGCCCTTTTGCTGGCGTAAGGTGAGCGGTCTTTATTGACCTCACCGGCAGCGATGAGCAGCGCCTCGCACCAGCGCATACGCTGCGCCTTGAGCTGGTTAACCCACCACTCATCCTTAATCAGTCGGGAAATAGCGGAAAATGCCATGCGGATCGTCATCTGACCCTTACGGTATTTTTTCCAGTACATCGGGTTGATGTTAAATGTGCGAGCAATACCGGCCACTTGCCCGTATAGGTGCGACTGAGCTTCATCGGTGAAAAGTGTCTCTTTCCCGCCGTGAGCCTCCGCCCATGCGTCGCTTAACTCCTCGTATTTGCTCCAGAGCTGAGAGGCAATTCTGGCCGCAAACTTCCTGAGCTCTTTGTCATTCATATCTGGTAAGCGCGCATACTGGTCGCGCTCGGACAGAAACCCAATCGAGGCGGATTCATTCATCCCGCACAGCTCATTAACACGCTCAAGACGCGGCAGCAGCTTGCGCTCAAACGTGTTTTTAAGGAAATACAGCCCACCTAAAGGGCTCTTTTTACGGCGGATGAAGTTATAACGCGATGTAAACAGCGTTTGCAGGAAAAACGGCAGACGGTCAATTCGGTTTAAAACACCTTGCACCTGACGGAGTTCGGCACGTGTAAGGGGTCTGTCGCGGCCAATAGCCTCTTTGGTGACGTTATTCCAGGGATAAGCACCAACGAATGAATCACTGGTGCCCTTCAAAAATGGTGGTGGTGGCGAGGGGGCAACACGCCCCCGAGGTTCGTTGGACATATTATTTAAAAGCGTCCAGACATTGCTTCCCCATGCGTTCAATCCGAGCTTCCAAAGCTGAAAAGCCGGTAAGATCGCTGGTCAAAAGATCATGCAATACCAGCCCTGAGATAAGCTTGTGGATAGTTGGGTAGTAACCCACAACGTCCAGCCATTCCTTACCTTCATTCTTCCCGGATGTTGCGGTCTTTTTTTCCTGCAAAATGAATTGATAGCGGTCACTGGTGATGACGTACTGGTTATTAATCTCGATGTGTAAGCTCATTTTTGCTTCCTGTTAACAGTGGTTAACCAGCTCTACCGAAAATTGAGTTGTGTAACTTTTCCGACTCCTGGCCTAATAACTCGATAATCTCGGTGCGATTAAGTTCTGACTTACTGATGTACGCGATAAGTCCGTCAAACTGAGAAGAGAAACGGGTCGCCGTGTCGCGCTGAGCCTCGCTTACTGCCTGCGCCAGATGTGCCGAACACATCCCCCGCTGTGCTGTATTTTGTTTTTGCATTTGCCTATCTCCGGACAAAAGGAGTCCCCACGCTGTAAGGCGCGTAATAAGTCGAATCCAGATTAATTAATGTAAATACTGCTCAGGTTTTACCGAGGTCAAAATAGTTGGTGCGTACTCAAAAAGGCTGAACAGCTCTCGCAGAGCGCGGAAAAGTTTGTCGCGCCAATAACAGCCCTCTTCATTCAAACGCCAGTGCGGCATCATAAATTCCTGCTCTGTCAGTCCCGCATGAAGAAACAGTGATCGCCTTTGGCTAACGGTCAGGCGGCTGATGAAAGTTGCTTTCGACACGCCAAGTTGGCGGTGCCGGGCGAATGCATTTCTCAATTCATCAAGCGCGCAAACAAGACGCTCACGATCGGCTTCGGTCATTTCCTCTAAGCGCATAACAGAGTGACGCTGTTTTAATTGAGCATGGAAACAAACCGTAAGACGCTCCCGCTCCATCATCTGATTGTAAAAATCGCACGTGTCCTGCCAGCGAGGCTGAGCCAGATACTTGCAGACCAGACCGCGAAGCGCTATTGGCTGTTTCTGGATCACGTCCAGTGTCATTACCGTCATAACCACAGTCCTCTCTTTTTGACCAGACGGCGAACCTTCTCGATAACGCCCGGCTTACGGGTTCGGATGATTATGCCCTTGCGGCCGCGACCGTGAGTGATGGTGAAGTTGATAGGATTAGGGCTTTCTCTTCGAAGCAACTGTGCAATACAGCGAGGTTCACTATTCATACTGGCTCCCCTAATCCGAGCCACATCAGCCAACCATCACGAATTTCCTTCGGGCGGCTGTCATATGCCATCTTCATACCCTTGTTCCAGGCAGGCAGATAAACCCAATATTCCCCTGCGCGCCCACTCGTTGACTGCGGATCGGTCATCTCAACAACAGGCAACTTGCCCTTCTCAATCATCCCTTTAACCGCTGCGGGAGTTTTTCCAATAAGACGGGCAAATTCCTGATATGGAACCGCATCTGTTCTGCTTACAAGCTGGTTACTCATCTGTTACGATTCTCCTTTAGTGTGATTAATTGCTCTAAATAGGGTTTAGTTGCTCTAAAAGGTGATTCACCCATCGGTTATATAAATCTACGATAGGTGATAATGTTCAACTATAGGTGATTTTATGTCAATACAGATCCATGAAAAAATCAAGCTGATAAGAGAGTCAGAAAGGTTAAATAGGAGACAATTCAGCGAGTTAACTGGAATCGTTTACGGTTCTTTTTGTAGTTATGAAGCCGGCGACAAAAAGCCGGGAATCGAACAAATCATGAAAATCCTCCAGCACCCACGCTTCACGAAATACACCATGTGGTTTATGACTGATCAAATAACACCCGAAGCTGGGCAGATTGCACCGGCTCTCGCGCACTTTGGGCAGCAGACAACAACGTCATCCCACTCAGACCAGAAAACTGGCTAACTATTTATGGCGCTTATTTGTGCAGTAAATGCACAGTGAGTTTTTGCTATTTAAATCAGGAAATTGAAGTACGCAGTAACATCATCGGGAGGCTTTATGTCTGTTAAAAAGCTCGATGATGGTCGATATGAAGTGGACATTAGACCGACCGGGCGTAACGGAAAACGCATCCGTCGGAAGTTCGACAAGAAAAGCGAGGCGATGGCTTTTGAAAAGCATACTCAATATAACCATCACTCAAAGGAATGGCTTTCAAAACCCACGGACAAACGCCAACTGTCAGAACTGAAAGAGTTATGGTGGAAGCTGAAAGGTAAACACGAGGAACACGGTCAATCGTACCTCAGGAAAATTGAGCGTTTCGAAACGATGACCGGTAACCCATGCGCTTTCCAGATCACCAAGAGCCTGATAACGCAATATTGTGCTCAACGCCGGGGTGAAGGTATTAAGCCAACTACCATCAACCGCGACCTGATCACGCTAGGTGGGATGTTCACAACCCTGATTGAGTCAGAAATGTATAACGGCGAGCATCCGTTCAGAGGGTTCAAAAAACTGAAAGAGCAGACTGCCGAAACGGGCTATCTCACTCTTGAGGAAATTGACGCCTTACTGGCGGCGCTATCAGGAGACAATCGTAAAATTGCCGTCTTGTGTCTGAGTACCGGGGCAAGATGGGGAGAGGCTGCAAGGCTGAAAGCGGAGAACGTGATTCATAACCGGGTGTCTTTCGTTAAGACGAAAACCAACACACCGCGAACGGTTCCGATCTCTGACGACGTTGCGGCTTACATAGTCGGTAAAACAAGGGGCTTTCTGTTTGCTGAGGCCAGTTATGCTGAATTCAGGCGAATCCTCAAAGCGGTTAAACCAGATTTACCGGCCGGGCAAGCGACACATGCGCTGCGACACTCTTTCGCCACGCACTTTATGATTAACGGGGGCGATATCATCACACTGCAGAGGATCTTAGGTCATACGAAAATTGCGCAGACAATGGTCTATGCGCACTTCGCTCCTCAGTACCTGCAGGACGCGATTTCGCTTAACCCGTTGAAGGGTGCTAATGGTGGTCAGAGTGTCCACAATGTGTCCACACCCTAG